TTAAAGAAATGAGTTTTAAATTATCACAGCGCAGCCTTGATAGAATGCAAGGTGTAGATGAGCGCATGATTTCTGTAGTTAAGTTTGCAATCACAGCAACGAAGACAGACTTCGGAGTCATTCAAGGCTTGCGTACCTTGGAAATGCAGAAGGCATTAGTAGCTAAAGGCGCTAGTCAAACTATGAAGTCAAAGCACTTGGATGGATTGGCTGTTGATCTGATGGCTTACATTGAGGGCCGTGGTTCTTGGGAGCTTAATCTGTATGACGATTTGGCTGACGCTATGAAGGAAGGTGCCGAAGCTGCTGGTGTGGCTGTGCGCTGGGGAGCAGCTTGGCATATAGATGACATCCGTACATGGGATGGCACAATGGAAGAGGCTATGAATGCTTACGTTGATTTGCGCAGAGGTCAGGGTCGAAGGCCATTCATTGATGGCCCTCACTTTGAGCTAATGCTTTAGCCTTATTAATTTTATCTGAGTGACGAGATAAAGTTTTTACAGTTAACTGGCGACTGTATCCCATGAAGGACATGCGTCTGCATATAGCGTCTTTGTCTTTGCCTTCTAAGGCTAGTCTGATTATTTCTCTTGTTTCTGGTTTGGCGTCTTTGCCGCCCATATAATAATCAGTATTGTTTTGTTTTAGAAATCGGCTTTGCCCGTCTCTTTCTCTAGCTCTTTTATTAACTTGCTTTGCGTCCTCGAGCATTGCGGCTAGTAGTTTCTCATTCATATGTGATAGCCCTCTTTTCTTAGTTTGTTTACGAATTGGTTTAGTTCAGAACGTGCTGCCCATAGATCTTGTTTTACATTTGGATGTGGGTCAGTTCTATTTTCTTCATCGATCAGCGTATCAACTCTGCGCTTGAGAAAATCTAACTCTACTTCATGTGCGCGGTGTACCTTCATTGCCTTCTCCCTTGCTCTACGACAGGCCAGAATATATTGTTGCGATGAATGAAATTATTGAGGCCAGATAGTTTTACGTCAAGTATTTTTGCTGCTTGTGTTTGAGTGCAGCGAGATTGCGCCAATGCTTTTACTAGCTGTAGTTTTTCTTGCTTGTGACGTTGCGTCATTTCTTCCCATGTTTCCATTAATTATTCTCCCCAATGAAAGTGAATATGAACATCAATTCGATTTGGAATTGTTTGGCTGTCTTCTTTTCCAGTTAAAAGAAGATCCTCCATATTACATTCAAGATAATTTGCTATTGCTTTAACCACTGCCGCAGATGGATTTTCAACAGACCCTCTTTCATAGCGAGAAAGATTACCTTGCTGTAAGTTAAGATCTTTAGACATTGTTGTTTGAGTTATTCCTTTTTCTTTTCTTAACTCTATTAATCTTTTATTATTTAATTTCATGATGAACTCCTTTGGGTAAAAAAAAGCCCCGCTATGCAGAGTGATCTGACTAAGCGAGGCAGTTGTGAGGGAGGGCAGGACGCTCCTCGGGAGAACTAAGCCTAACTTAGAACGGAATGCTATCTTCTTGCAATGGGGAAGATGCAGGTTGTTGGCCTTGTTGCTTGTCGCTTATTTGAAAAGACATATAAGGTTTACCATCTTTCATGCGTCTCCACCCAGCAATCCGCTTGTCTTCACCAACTGGGCCAGAGTAATCGGGTGCTGCATCATTGCCCTTCTTGTCGTTGTCAAACATCACTGCCATCTTTTGATAGACCTCGACAATACCACGACCGTCTTTGGTCTGGTCTTTGACAAGAACTACTTTTGAATCCACGCCTTCAACGTTGACCTTACCTTGCAAGATCATTTGCTGCGTTGGGAATGGTGTGAAGGCTGCGCCTCTGTTTGTATCGTCATATTCTGCCATGCTTCTGGCTCCTGTATTGTGTGGCTACCAGCCACTGCTCTTGTTACCACTGTCTTGATCGTACTTATTGCCATCCATCTTACCTAAGAAGATGTCAGCATCACAGCCAATGTGCGACAGTGCTTTGGTTAGGCCATCAGTGATAGCCATCTTCGGTGCATCCTCAGCCATACGACCCTTGGCTGCATCAAAGAACTTACGGCACCCTGTGAAGGGGCCAAATGAATTTGCTGGCGATGTATGCCAGACAGTAACATGCGCTAGCACAGCGCTGTCTCCGTTGCTTACAGGCACGATCTCTGTTGTGTTGTGCCAACCCCAGCCCTCACCGACTGGCCCGAACTGCTCAGTCATCTTCTTGACTTGGTATTGCGGGTCGATGGCGGTGAATGATCGGCTGCCGAAGCTGACCTTCTTCAGATATTTGGGGTCTGAAGAGGCCAGCTTGTCCCAGATGTTGAGGTTATTAGTCATTGTTGGTTCTCCTTGTTATGCGGAGTGATCCCCGCTTGTCTCGTTTGATTGTAAGGTATTCGCAGTAAACTTCTCGCTCGTTGCTACCGACCATGTTTTTGAGATCTTTCTTTGCGTTCTCGAACACGCGGTTCTGTTCGTACCCACCGATGTAGGTAACTGCTGCGTCGATGAACTGGTTGTCCGTGCTGGCGTCTCGCTTGACCATGTTGTCCACCTCAACCTTGTCAATGGAGATGTCTGGCGTTTGAATGCCAATCGGCTCTTCGTCGCGTACAACGTAACCCCAGAAATCTGACACCACCGCCCACATAGAATTGAAATACTTGTGGTTATACGAGACATAGGTTGATTCCCATTTGCTGTTGCCAAAGATTACTGAGAAGTATGCGCCATCTGCATCTGACAGGTAGCAGTACAATTGTATCTGCGGCATGTAGTATTCGATAACGTCATCCATATTTTTATATGGGTTGGTGTGCTTGGCCTCGACAATGCGAGATCCCCAGCGAGCATCGATCATGCCCTTAGCTGGTACAATGCCGATCATATCCTCTAGCTCTTCCTGATGACCAGACAGTACGCAACTGTGCTCTTGCTCAAACCATTTGAGATTGAAGTCTTCAGTAAAGCTACCGAGTTGTACTGCAATATTGCGAGACAAGTCGTCTGACTCTACGCGACCAGTCTTGATCTGCCATAGCTCAAGCCAGTCGCCATTCATAATTTTTACGCAGTCGCTGCCGCCTATGAAACCCTTACGTTCCATTGAGTTCTCCTTTTATTATATGGGTTAGACTACTGCATACTTGCAGCTTATTCAAGATATTTCTTGAAGTCAGCGTGAGTAAGATCAGTAAGCTCTAGCAGCTTTTCTTTCTGCTTGCCCTTGAGATAGCTCTCGCCAACAGGCTCACCATTCTTGATGCGCTTGGCTATAATCTCATACTCATCGAGCACATAACTATACTTCTTGTATTCTTTAGCGTAATGCGGTGAGCTTGTGGCTTTGTTGATATGTGCATCCCATACACTGCTTGCTACTGCATTGCCTAATGATTTAGGTTTCTTCATGGCTTGTAATACTCCGCTACTTTTTTACCGCTTGGAAGTTCGATCATAGTTTTTTCTATATGATAGCCAGAAGTTTTTAGCTCAGATATTCTAGCTGATAATCTAAAGCAGCCGAATAAATCTAATGCCTCTAGTGAAGTTAATCGCTTACCTTTTTCAAGGTGAGCTTTTATCATTTTATTTTGATTCTCCATTTGCGTTCTCCATGAATGTTAGGAATTGTTCACCAGTCATTATGACTAGAGTTTGCGGACTTCCTGTCCGTCTTTTATAGAAAGCAATGTCTCGCTTATCTAATACTGTGAATGGGCTAGGGAAGTTTGACTTGTCCCTATACTTTACTTCTCCCACCAATTCTTGTCCGAAGAGTTCGAGCTTGATGTCGCCTGAATACTCTCCTCCCAAGCTGCCTGAGAGGGGTTGCCTTTTCGCTTTGATACCCGCTTTCGTGAGCCAATCGACGAACCACTTTTCGTGGTAAGTTCCTTTGTTCTTGTTACGGTTTGCCATTTGTCCTCCTCATAGCAATGAAGGCAGACATACCAATGCTTCTCGTAAGTAGCTGCGCCATTGTTTTTAAGTATTGCAACGAACCAAGTGGTTGTTGTTTGGCATGCAATGCAATCAATCGCGCTGCCTTTTTTTGACTTCGATGTCATACTCTAACGCATCCAGCCAACACATAAGCATAAACCCAGAAGGCAAACGCTTATGCGCTTCCCACTTGTGGATGAGTGATACAGTACAGCCAATCTTATGGGCTAATGCTTCTTGGCTTAAACTTAGCTCTAACCGAGCGTCGGTTAACATCTTGACCAGAAGCTCGTAGTCCTTCGGTATGCTGACGGGCTTGTTGTATCGAGTGAAGTTCTTCGATAGCATTAATTACTTTCACTGCGGTATCATATCTTAGTTCTGTATCTCCATTGATTGAGCGATAGTAAGTTGATGTTGGTACGCTTGCTCGTTTGAAAGAGGTGAGCAGCGAGATGTTTGTCTCGTCTGCTCTGTCTTGTAAGTATCTTAGATATGACTTCATACTGCACTAATGCAGCAAGTCACTCGTCATTGTCAAGATCCTCTGGTTCGATCTCAATCTCACAGTCACCGTTGCAGTTCCAGCAAGTGTCTTTGTATTCTTCTTCGTAGCCTACATCGACATCGAAACCTTGCCTAATAAATCTGGTGTAAGTGAGAGTGCCATGACCGTAGCACTCTGGGCATTCAATAAGGGATGTGGTCATCAACATCTGGTATGTCATGGTTGTCCTCCCAAGCTTTGGTTGCACGTTG